CTTAAGAACAACCAAGGAACAGAAGAAACCCGAGTCCGTCATATGGATTATGGGGTTGTGCTTAGTGCTTTCTTCTGGAGACGATTTAAAAACAAAGAACAAATAACATTCTTTGATCCCAATGAAGTGCCAGACTTATATGAAGCATTTTACAGCAACACAGAACTGTTTGAAGAGCTGTATGTAAAGTATGAAAAACAAAAAGGTCTCCGTAAGAAAACGATGAGTGCTGAGGAAGTATTCAAGAGTGGCATACTAAAAGAGCGCACTGACACAGGTCGTATCTATCTTGTGTTTATTGACAACGTGATGAAGCAAGGCCCATTCGATCCCGAGTATCATACCATTTACCAGAGTAACCTTTGCTGTGAAATTCTTTTACCTACTAAGTCTTTTAAGCGTCTCGATGATGCCGATGGCCGCATCGCTTTATGCACTCTTGGTTCTATCAACTGGGGAGCTTTCCGAAACCCAGAAGACATGCGCCGTGCTTGTCGCATTTTGCAACGTAGTTTGTGCAACATACTTGATTACCAAGACTTCTTGTCGATACAAAGTAAATTAAGTAACGATGAAATACAACCATTAGGTATTGGTGTCACTAATCTAGCCTACTGGCATGCCAAGCGTGGACTCAAGTATGGCGAAAAAGATGCACTGCAAGATGTTAAAACCTGGATGGAACATCAAGCGTTCTACCTAACCGAGGCAACTGTTGAATTAGCCAAGGAGCGTGGCCCATGTCTACACAGCAACCGCACTCGCTACGGGCAAGGTCAATTCCCCTGGGAGCTACGTGCCAATGGAGTCAACGATCTAGCAGACTTTAAACCTGAACTTGATTGGGAAACTTTAAGAACTAACATGAAACAGTATGGTGTTCGCAATGCAACCTTAATGGCCATTGCCCCTGTTGAAAGTTCTAGTGTGGTTATCAATAGCACCAATGGCATTGAAATGCCAATGAGTTTGATCAGTGTTAAAGAAAGCAAAGCAGGATCATTTACACAAGTGGTTCCTGAATATCATAGATTGAAAAACAAATATCAAATGATGTGGGAACAAAAAGACTGTGATGGATACATTAAAACTGCGGCAGTGTTAGCTGCCTATGTTGACCAAAGTATTTCAACCAACACATTCTACAATCCAGCACACTTTGCAGATCGCAAAGTTCCAACCACATTGATTGCCAAGAATTTAATGATGGCACACTATTGGGGATTAAAAACCTTCTACTACAGTTTGATTAACAAAGCTGGTAGTAAACAGGTAGCAGAAGCAACACCCGAAGTTCACTATAATGGATTTCACAATGAACGAGAATTAATCGAAGACGAAGACTGCGAGGCATGCAAACTATGAGTAAACAACAATACAACTTAAACACAAAGACAGACTATCTCAATCGCAAGATGTTCTTGGACCCAGCAGGTCCTGTAACTATTCAACGTTTTGAAGAAGTAAAATATAAAAAGATTGCAGACTTTGAAGCCACTGCACGTGGGTTCTTTTGGCAACCAGAAGAGATTAGTCTAACTAAAGATTCAAACGATTTTAAAGACGCTAGTGAAGCTATCAAACATATTTTTACCAGTAACTTGTTACGGCAGACTGCACTGGATAGTTTGCAAGGGCGCGGCCCAAGCCAAATCTTTATGCCGGTGGTATCATTGCCAGAACTAGAAGCACTGATATACAATTGGACATTCTTTGAAACAAACATTCACAGCAAGAGCTACAGTCACATCATTCGCAATATCTATAATGTGCCAAAGGATGTATTCAATACAATTCACGATACAAAAGAAATTATTGATATGGCTAGTTCAGTGGGCAACTATTACGAAGCATTGCACATGGTCAACTGCCGCAAACAGATGGGAGAACCAGTAACCGAAAAAGAACATATTCGAGCAATCTACATGGCACTACACGCCAGCTACGCACTAGAAGCATTCCGCTTTATGGTTAGCTTTGCCACCAGTCTGGCCATGGTAGAAAACAAAATCTTTATTGGTAACGGAAATATTATTTCATTAATCCTACAGGACGAGTTACTACATAAAGGCTGGACAGCTTATTTGATCAATCAAGTGGTCAAAGAAGACACTAGGTTTGCCGAAGCCCGTGATGAATGTCAAGCAGAAGTCTATCAACTCTACATGGATGTGATCCGTGAAGAAAAAGATTGGGCAACTTACTTGTTTAAGATGGGTCCAGTTATCGGACTTAATGCAAACATTCTACGCGACTTTGTGGACTACACCGCAGTTGATGCTCTTAAACAAATTGGTATCAAGTATCAAGCAAGTGCTCCTAAGTCAACACCCATTCCTTGGTTCAACAAACACGTTGACACTAGTAAGAAACAAACTGCACTACAAGAGAGTGAATCGACTAATTATGTTATAGGAGTTATGGGAGAAGGTATTGATTATGATGCTCTCCCTGTGCTATAATAAGGAACTAACATGGCAAAATTACATGAAGAAGTGGTTGTGCTTAAATTAAGCAAACTAGTAAAAGAAAAAGACGGAACAGCAGTAACACTGGCAGATGACGAATTCTGTAGTGCTGTTGAACAAGTGGCCCAGGAGTTACTGGGATCGGGTATTATTGTAGAAGTGGAGAAAGCATAATGAAAGTAGTAGTTTGGAGCAAATATCATTGCCCATACTGTGACCAGGCAAAAGCATTGTTGTCACAAAAAGGTTATAATTTTGAAGAACGTAAAATTGGCGATGGCTATACTAAAGAAGAGTTATTAGAATCAATTCCGGCTGCAAGGACAGTGCCACAGATTGTTATCAATGGTGATGTCATAGGCGGCTTTGCTGATTTAAAAAGATACTTTGAACAAGAATATAAAGTCGGATTCGGCGACGGAGAAATTTAATGTTATTACAAAAATCTAAATTCGATCAAGGTGACATTGTCAGTCTTAAACTTATCACTGGTGAAGAGTTATTGGGCAAGTATGTCAGCGAAGACATGATGGAAATCACATTGTCAAAACCTTTGATGTTGGCTATGACTAAAAATGGTCCAGCAATGACTCCGGCGATGTTAACTGTGGATCCAGAAAAAGACTTTGCCATTGCAAAGAGTGCTGTCATACTCAAAGCACCGACTATTAAAGAAATTGCAGACCAGTATACATACCAGACCACTGGCATTCAGGTAGCATTGTAACACTATGCCAGCAGTAGCAAGAATTGGAGACTCGATTACAACCGGCCACGGTTGTGACGGAACAACCACGTTAACTGGTCCATCTAGTGACGTTTTTGCTGACAATATTGGTATTGAACGTCAAGGCGATCCTACAGTAGTTCATCGATTAACAGGCCACGGTTGTTCGGTTAGTCATGCTGCTTCTATAAATGTGGGATCTGGCAATGTTTTTGTTAATAATAAACCTATTGCTAGAATTGGAGATTCAGCCGATGCTGGTTCTATAACTTCCGGATCCCCAACTGTATTTGCCAACTCATAATGAACAGTTTAGAAAAAGTTTGGGCAAGAGCCACAGGTCATTTAATGGGTCACACAGACGAAGATCGTCCTGATGTGCCGATTCTTTCCCTACGGGAAGCAAGAGTAGCGTTATTCCTTAAAACGTTTTGGGTAATAATTCACATCATTACCTGCTGTTTCATAATTGCAAACACAATTCGTCACTGGTAATAACTAATATAACAACAAGGAGACCATAACATGGCAACAAACAAATATTCAGAATTCACAAAAATCGTAGAAGCAATGGAGTCAGACTTTGAAAAGTTCTATGACAAGGAAGTTGGCGCTGCCGGCACCCGTGTTCGTAAGCATTGTCAAGATCTAGCTAAATTGTGCAAAGAAACTCGTAACGATGTTACCGCAGTTAAGAACGCACGTAAAGAAGTAAAATAATACTATAAATACTGTATGGCATACAGCAACAAGGTCATCGACCACTATGAAAACCCTCGCAACGTAGGATCGTTTGAAAAAGATGATCCTACAGTTGGGACCGGTATGGTTGGTGCTCCTGCTTGCGGCGATGTAATGAAACTTCAAATTAAGGTCGATCATGATACAGGTATTATTACAGATGCAAAATTTAAAACGTATGGCTGCGGATCGGCTATTGCGAGCTCGAGCCTTATTACAGAGTGGGTCAAAGGCATGCACATCGACCAAGCTGGATCAATCAAAAACTCCGACATCGCCGAAGAACTAGCATTACCGCCAGTAAAGATACATTGTAGCATATTGGCTGAAGATGCCATCAAAGCAGCCGTAAATGATTACCGTAACCGACACAGCGGCTAAAAAGATCAAACAACAGTTGACCAAGCGTGGTCGAGGCATAGGCATCAGGTTAGGTGTAAAAACTACAGGATGCAGTGGTCTAGCTTATGTGTTAGAATTTGTCGATAGTTACGAAGCCGAAGTTGGTGTAACTAATTACGCTCAGACAGATTTTGCACTTCTAGTTGATGCTAAATCGGAAGTTTATCTAAAAGGTCTAATTGTTGATTGGGTTCGTAATGGACTTAATGAAGGATTTGAATTTCGCAATCCAAACGAACGCGACAAATGCGGCTGCGGCGAAAGTTTTAGAGTATGACAAAGTATTGGAATAGATCCTCAACCAAAGAATGGATTGCACAATTAGAAAATCGTTTAGAAGACCTGGACTATTATCTAAATCGAACCATTGCTTGGGCCGAAAGTAATGACATTGTAGAACAAGAAAAAATCTTTAGTTTGGGATTTGTTACAGTGTTGTGGGTATGCCACATGCGTTCCGAAGATGTGTCTAGACGAGAAGTTTATGAACTACTAGGCGTAGCCGATTGGCAAGAAGCAGACGATTGTGTCATGGAATTGGGCGTTCAACTCAGCGACATGGACTACGAAGACATGCTTAATTTAGTTGCAAGAACCTTGTCAAAATAGTAGACAAAAATTCATGTTGATGTTACAATATGAATTGTGTATAACTTTTGATAACATATATGTCAATGCATTTAGAAGGTCCTTGGTTATCGACCACTGGAAAGAAAAAAGGCAAACAAAAGTTTGCGTCTGCAGAGCAAGCTAAAAAAGCTCGTGAATTAGACGAGTCTTGGAAAGCCATGCAAAAACGCTGGGGTGTTGAAGCAGATGACCGTAAGCGTAAACGAGCCATGAGTGCCGAGCCGTTGAAAGGTTGGTATTCGTTGAGTATTCCGGAAGGTCGTAGCACAGCACATATCAAAAGTCTTGGACAAGATAATGGC